TGCCGCCAAAAGACAAATAGGGTGCACGCAGCAAACGCATGGGGCGTGGCTGCATTGGCGGCCATGAGTAGGCCAGCGGCAACACCAAAAGAGGGGATGGCGTCATGGGCCATGCGTTGGCAATGGGCTGGTCCCCCACTGCCATGGTATATTCTGTGTTGATCAGCGCTCGCCCTGTGTATTTCTCCACCCATGCAGAAGCGGCATTGATATAGACACCCAAAAGACTGTCATCTTCATCATGATCAATGCGCAGATGCCGCTTAACTAGGTCAAGAGCAACAGCCGGGTTTACCGGAGGCGTTTTAATACGCAGGACGAGCGTTGTAGGCATTAGCGGGTCACAGTCTGCCGAGAGAGTGCCTCAGCCTGGTTGGCCATTGCGCCATTGCGCATCTGGCGGTCCAGCGCCAGACCTTCCTGCTGGATACGCACCCGCAGGGCGTCGTCCTGCGCCTCTTCCTTTGTTGGCTTATATGGGGCAGCCCAGCCCTTGGCTTTAAGCTGCGCTGCAATTTCTGTCGGGAAGCGGGCGACCTGCCCTTTTTGATACCCACGCCACCAACGCAGAAGGCGGATTGCCTCTGTGGGGACCTGAGATTCCTGTGGCTGGGTAGAAGCTCGTCTGAATTGCATGAGGTAATTTTTCCTGAACTGGAGGAAAGCAGGCGGTGTGCCACCGCCTGCTGAACATGATTAGGTGCCAGTAGTACCAGAACCCGTTGTGCCGGTAGTGGATTTGGTCGGATTGGCACTCTGCGCCGCCGAGCCTGATGTATTGAGCGGCTGGGTTGTGAACGGAGAGCCAGAGGACATGCCTGTCCAGCCACCAGGTATCCAGGCGTCCACGTCCGCCACGGCAATGGACTGAAGGTGCCGGGCCTGAATATCGTGTTCACGGATAATGCGGAAAAGTGTCTGATCGCGCTGGAAGGCACTCACCATTTCACCATCAGTGCCCTTGTACGCACCTTCGTAAGAAACCTCGATATCTGCCGTATAGGCGTCACCGATCAGGATATCGGCCATATCGACAAAGAATACATAAGTCCCTTTGCCGTCTGTCTGGAGGTTCGTGGGGAGTTGCGTTGTTGTATAGTAAGGATACCCATTCAGGTTCCCGCTATCCATTTCTTCCCGGAAGAAGTAATGACCGACACTATCGGTCAGGCTTTTGAGAAACATTTCAACGGCAGGATGGAAAATCCAGCATGGAGATAGCATCCGGCTATTCCCATTCTTGAGCGACAGTTCCAGAGCGTTCAATGTGCCCGTGGCACCGGCCAGCGTTGCAGCACCACCCACGATAACAGTGCCACCCATATTCAGGATGCCAATAGGGTCTTTGGCTGCACCGGCCCCCAGAAGGAATGCGAGATCTTCACGCCGGGATGCTGAGGCAATCAGATCGTCACGCACGATGCCGTCAACGGACATTGCTGCACGGCGGATAAGGTCATTAGAAACCGGGACGAGAGTAGTCAGCTTCTTGGCGTTAAACTGTACGTCGTCAAACTCTTCCTGGCTAATGCCGATGTCATCCAGTTCAGCCCCATAACCAGATGATGCGCCACCAGCAAGCCGCGGGATAGTCAGGTTGCCGGTTGCCATATCAATGGTGCGGGCACCTGCACGGCGCACCACGGTAGCCGCACGGAGCAATTCGATAAGGTCTGCCACGAACTGCTGGGGAACAAGCGCACCACCGGTTGTCTGGCCACCTGCCGCCAGCGCTTTGACGACATCGTTATTACCCAGCTGCTTCTGGGCATATTCCATGGCACTGGGGAAGCCGTATTTTTTGGCGTGCCCGACACTGAGCATGTAATGAATGAACTGGTCACCCGCCTTACGTTGCACTTTAAGCAGCGGCCCGGCGACAGAGCGGGTAATACCGCTGCCCGCTCCCATTTCCGCAGGGTCTTCCGGGCCGTTACCTGTGCCTTCAGCAGCATCGAGATTCAATACCTCTTCAACGCGGCTGATGCGGGTATCCAGATCAGCTATTGCAGCCTGACAATCCGCGAGTGTCTGGTTGTCGTCCTTGTCTTCCTGCGCAGCGACATCCGGGGCAACCGGGTTGCCATCTTCTGCTGCCTTTACGCGGCCAATAGCGCGTTCTTCGAGCCGAGCAACAGAACTGCGGTAATCATCAGCATATTTCTTGCGCTGCCGGCGAAGTTCTTTGAGGGATTCCAGATTAATGGGGAGGGGCATGTCGCTTCCTTTGTGCAAGCCCCTCCCCATTGGTTGAACAGTTAGGGCAGGGGCACAAACCTTCTCGCTCGCGTAGCATGTAAATGGGCACGCGCTACCGAGAGGGCGGCTGCCTTGCCTTCTCCCGTGGTGTTTTCAAGGTTTTGCGGCTGCGGGGTGGTATTCTGAGGCAAAAGAAGCGCTTCCGGGTTTGCCGGAACACTTACAATGGAGAACTCAGTGAGTTCCTGACGCTTGAAGTCGATGCCAGGAAACCAGTCATCCGCACCACGGTCTTCCTCATCGGTAAATTCCCATTCTTTGGGATAGAAACCAACGCTTGTGGCCCGCACGAAACCCGACAGACCAGAACGGTAGGCATAGTCAGCCCATGAACCAACAATAGGCATATCAGACGGCTGGAACTCTACCGTGGCGCTAAGGCCATTGCTTTCCTGAACAACGCTGACTGCCTTCCCGATAACCAGATCATGGTCATGCCCCCAGAGCACAACCGGGTTTTGCAGGTATGCAGTCAAATCCCAGCCATCTGCTGAAATTTTATCCTGCATACGGTCCACTGCATCGGTGGTGATAACGTAGCGGAGCTGACGACCTTCCTCTCCTGATCCGTCAATGACCGTGGGCTGTTTCGTTATGAAGGTACGCTTAACCATAATGTCATCAAGAGGTGCCGATGTTCCACGCTTGCGAACATCCCATGCCATTTTTGCGAAACGGGCTGGAGAGACAATACGCATGGTTCAATCATCCTTAGGAGCTGGAGCTGCTTCTGGTTTGACTTCTGGGGCAGCATCACCAGGAGCGCCGGTAGGCGGTGTAGATAGCGGCTTGATGTCGCCTGTGTTGAGCGGGAAACGGTGAATGTCGCCACCTTCAATGGGGGCAAGGCCCTCTTTGGCACGGGCCTCATTCACCGAGAGTATGCCGGTCTGGGTGCCAATGCTGTAACCTTCGTAGCGGGCTTTCATGTTGCCACGCAGCAGGCTAGCGAAATCGAAATAGAGCTGAAGGCCTGCGTCTATATCGTCCTGAAACAGCAGCCTGTCGGTGCCGACCTGCTCGGCCTCGGTCGCAACAGGTTGAAGCGTGTCATTAATATAGGCCTGCTCTTCACTTTCGATATCAGCGAATGTGCCGCCAACAGGATGCTGCGCCTTATGAGGAGGTACACGGAAAATCCGGCATATTTCCTCAACAGAGAATTTGCGGGATTCCAGAAACTGCGCCTCTTCCGCCGTCATGGTCATGCGCTCATATTTCATGCCACTACCCAGCACCATGGGCTTGGAAGAGTTTTCAACACCCTGGTAATGCTTCGCCACTTCATTGGCGATCTGTACAGCACCCTCAGGACTAAGAGGCTTATCCGTTGAAAGAACACCACCGGACTGGTTTCCCTGCCTGAACAGAATGGCTGCATGCCGCTGGGCCGCAATAGCCACACCCATAACATCTTGCGCATAGGCTATGGGAGACAGGCCAATGTAACCGCCATCCACCATAGTATCGCGCAGATGGAGGATATTCTCCTGATACCAAAGCTGCCCCTGTCCGATGGCTGGGTGAGAAAAGCGGTAATACACGCGCCCGGTTTCGCTAACGACCGGCGTAGTAATGTCAGGGGAAAGAGGGATGAGAGAAATTGGGGCGCCACCCCAATTACGCACAATGGCCGCGTAGGCATTCCCCCGAAGCTTGAGTGACGTAATCATGTAACGCCAGAACTGGTTGGAGGTCTGCCAACTGTTGGGTTTGCGGAGCACCTTTAGCAAAGGGTGATCATGTACCCCCACATAGCCGCGGCCTCCGGGCAGCTTCCGACGCAATGTGAGTTCCAGCTTTCCAATATCCTGAGATATGCAGTTGACACACGCATAAACGGCAGAAGCCTGCAACGCGGTAAAGGGCGTTACAGGCGTGCCAGTGCTGGCAGGATACCCCCCGAATGCAGCAAACATTCCCAAAGAGGGCAGCGTGGTAGTGCCAATATCTTTTTGGGCTGGGGCTGACTGACGTGGAGGGAATGATAGCGTGGGCTCACGCCGTAGATGGGGAGGGGGCATGCTTATCACCCAATAATGAGAATACCATTGACGTTCTGAACACCGACCGGCTTTTCGGGCGGTTTGAGGGTTGCGCCACCGTAGGCCATGATGGCCGCTACAATTCCGTCGATCTTACCTGCGGCACCCGTTTCAGCAGATTTATCAGGTTTTATGTTTCCAGCTGGGTCTGTTTGGACAGAAATATTGCGGGCCATCCATGAAGCAACAGGATGTCCACCATGCTGCAACTTATGCCCCAGAACTAACCGCTCGAAGCCCTTGCTGGCAGGGGACATGGAAAGATAGCCTTGCCGGAAATACTCAATGGGCAGACCGTCCGTGTCACGCATACGGCTGGGCATATCACCCATATTAAAGGGATCAATGCCGATCCACTCAGGCCGGAAGAGTTCGGCGTCTGCGTTAGTCTGGGCCCGGATATAGTCATTATCAACGATGGTACCCGGCATTAATGTAAGCGCGCCGGCATCAACATAGGACTGATACCGGGCGCGGCGCCCAGCTGGCTCATTGAACAATGATTGCTCTGGCAACCAGAAACGCCAGACAAAAATATAATTTCCATCGGGATCATCATCTAGTGGCGGGAAACACCAGCATAATGAGCTCCAGTCCCGTGCCTGGGACAGATCGATCCCACCAAAACACCGCCTGCCGGCAACGTGCGCGGGCAGGTCTTTCCATCCAATAGGGCCGGCCGAGGCCTTCCAGTCAATAACAGGTATCCACCGCGTAACCTGCTCGGTCCACTGGTTGAGGTGGAACCGTCTAAAATCGTTTTCAGCACGCGGGGATCTGGCGGCTTTTTCGGCTTCTTCGCGCATATAGTCAGGTTTAACTGACACCCCGTAATTCGGGTTGGCCTTGCGCCAGGTTTCCTCCTTCGTCCAATCGTCGTTTTCACCAGCAGCAAAGATAACAACCAGAATGGTTGGGTCTATGACCTCACCAGAAAGGATTTCGAGTGCGAGCTCATGCTGCTCAGAGGCGTAACCAATGCCTTTAATGCCTGCTGTGGTGATATAGATTTCAAGTGGCTGCCTTCGGGCGGCAGTGCCTTTATGCACCACATCGGCCAATTCTCCGTCTCGCCATTCGTGCACTTCGTCGCCTATGGCAAAGGTAGGGCTGAGACCATGTTTACCTTGAGGGCCTGCCGATAGCGGTCTGAATGAGTAGTTGAGGGCAGGGCAGAATATGGCTCCTTTTAACAACTCAAGCCGGTTGGAAAGCCCTGCGTTCATGGAAGCCATGGTGGCGGCTTTGCTGAATACGATTTTGGCCTGGTCTTTATCCACGGCCATGGAATAGCCCTGACCACCCATTTCGCGGTCAACAAACATCATCAGCAGGGAAATGCCGGCGGCCAGTTCCGTCTTGCCATTCTTACGCGGAATTTCAATCCAGGCACGCCGGTATAACCGGGTTCCGTCTGCCCGTTTCCAGCCAAACAGCGGCCGGATGATATCGTCTCTCTGCCAATCCTGAAGGTAGAAGGGCTTGCCCGCCCATTCCCCTTCAGTATGCCGGAGCATTGCTGGGAAGAAGGCACACGCTTTCTGAGCCGCCTCTTCATCCCACCATGCGCCAAATTTTTCAGCCCCTGGCGGCAGGGGAGGAACGGACAGCTTTTCGGGCATCAGTGGCGGGTATCAGCCGCTGGGGTAAAGAAATCGAGAGGATCAGAAGGCAACGGCGGCACGCCCGCGATCCCGTCTTCAGCTGGGCTTGCATCTGTACGGGGAGTATCAAGGGGAAGAGCCGTCTGTGTGTTAGCTGCCATCCTCATGAGGATCTGCTGGCGAGAGGCTGGGGTAAGCCCCAGACGGTCCTCCATGTCCTGCAGCCGCTTGACCAAGCGCTCCTGTACCAGAAAGTGCGGACTGATACGCTGCATCTTCCCATGGGCACTTTCTGTCCAATAAACATGCCCTTGCTTGTCCAATTCGCGGGTTGCCTTCACATAGTCGGCAAGGGTTTCGCAATAGCGAGCCAGTATGTTCCGGTCTGAAACGCGCACGATGCGGCTGTCCGTTATATACCCAGCCACATCCGCCCAGAATTTGCGTCCTTTCGCCCCCATATGTTTCGGCGCTTCAATACCCGCAATGGGTGCAATATCAGCGACACGTAGCTTTTTTGCCCGTTTTCCGGGGTTGCCTCTGGCCTCATTCAGTTCCGGTGGATTCGCAATCCGTCCACGAGCCATAATCTGTCTCCAAAAAAAAGTTTCAGGAATTTCGCGGCGACACGCG